AGCAATCTCTAGTATTGCCGCTGCTGTTCCTTTGTCTGCCATATCTAATCCTTACTCTGGAATTGTGTCATTAAATTTATCTAAGGGAATCCGCCAAGAATTCTCTGGAGGGTAATGATACTCATCCTTTGTGCATTCCTCAACGGGAAGCCATCCATAAACTTCTACTTCTGAGTAGTAATCTCTGTCTAATACTCTGACTCCTACTAAAACCACCCCTGGTCTGATGTCTTTGGGAAATACTGGAATCTCATCCTTAGTCCTCACAGATTTTACTTCATACACTGGCATTACATCTGGAAAATCTTTTCGGAATGAGTGTTCTTCATTTGTATAAAAGGGAAATACAAAAGGCTGCTTATATAACTTGGCTACAGCATACTCAGCCACAATAGTGCGAACATTGGCGGCAATCTCTGGTTCTAAGAACCTCTTGTTATCTCCAGCATAATTTGGGCGATCAACAGAGCCCCACTTCATCATCCAGCGGTTTAACGCTATGTCAGCGCAGGCACGGACTTCTTCTTTAGATAGAGTAACAATCATTTTGTATTCCACATGATAGGGTGTACGGTAACAACCTTATATGGCCTCCTTATAAGACTTAGAACACTAGCACATAGATTTTAGATAGGATAATTACATGACTAAGATTATCAAGTTTACTGCAACTAGTGAAGAAGGGTATCAAGTACAAGAAAGGCCATTTCCTGCGTCACAAGCAATCCCACAGTGGTGGAGAGATGAAGTCCCCTATCAAATAGGTCCTGAAAATCCAGATGGTAAAAAAATAATTGTTGATGGTGGAGTATCTAATGCATCCTTTAAAAAGTGTACACCAATGCTTGATGCTCTTACTTCTGGCTACATAATCCCTCTATGGTCTGATGTGCAGGTAAGGATGGTAGATGGGTATCAACGAGTAACCTGGAGAACTACTACTAGTGGAGTGTTTGAACTTCATGGGCCAACGGGATTACCAAATATGGAGGCACCTGAAGGATACAAAACAGTATTTAAGTATTCAAATACATGGATTCCTGAAACTCCTCCTGGATATTCAGTATTAATAACTGCTCCATTTGGTTATAGAAACTTACCCTTTCATGCTATCCCTGCAGTAATTGATTCTGATAAATCAACATTAGAGGTAGTTCCTCCTATGTGGTTAAGAGAAGGTTTTGAAGGAATAGTAGAAAAGGGCACTCCTATGTTTCAAGTAACTCCTTTTAAAAGAGAGAATTGGAAAGCGGAGTTTGGATTTAGAACTCACCAAGAACACAAAATTATTGTTGATAAAAACTTTGGTAGTACTTTAGTAAACCACTATGTAAGAAATGTATGGTCTAAAAAATCTTATAAATAATTATTGAAACTGTTTAAAGTGAGCAGGGTGCATATTGGTCGGAACGTACTCTTTGCCCATACGTTCGTCATGACTTCCTTTATCGGTGAAGTTAGTCATCATGGCTAAATGGCCACCTAAAAAGTTCTCTTTACGTTCACCTAATCCTGGTTGACGGAAGACGGTCACAGGCACGTGTGAGACACCCTCTGCCATTGCAGCCTCTAATCTATGGTGACCCTCACCAATTACGCCCCATTTATTCTCGTGATCATACGCAACCATAATTGGATTGTTAATACCTTTACCTTTTTGAATGTCGCCCCTAATACCAGCAATAGTCTTTTCACTAGATGGCTGTGCATCAGCACCTCTACGTCTATGTTCCATCAAGGGAATTAAACGCTCAGTCTTAACCATGCCAGTAGCACTTTCTGTTTTATCACCTTCAAGATGACCCTTACCACCTGCTTTTCTTACCTGAACATTCTCAGGAACAGGAACACCAAATTGTTTTTTATTTAACATTAGTACCAACTAATTGGTATTAACGCTTTACGGTTAATGTTGCGTTGTGCCGCAATGCGATGATGACCGTCATGCAAGGTAAGTGACTTATCATGATGACTCATCATTTTTACAGGGGTCTTTACACCTTCTTCTTTAATACTTTCATACAAGGTTGGATTAGGGTTATCCCCTGGTCTTCCCATTGTTCTTACTTTAGATTCACGTAACTTCTGTTGAAGTGTATTTTTTTCACGACGTTTTCTATCTGCAGGTTTTTTTGTACCAACAGGAGTACTGTCATCTCCCCAATTACCTGCATCAGATAAATTAGCATGTTTAACAATTTCAGATGCAGTCATAAACATAGGTCTGTTTCCTGCAAATAGTTGTTTAGATAGGTTATCTTCAGCAGCCATTAGTAGTTTAACCCTTTTACCCAATTTATTGAATTAAATTGTTTTGGATTAAGGTTTCTTTGTGCTGCTAGACGATGATGGCCTTCAAATAATCTTCCCTCATGACCATAATCTGTTATGTTAAATCTACCTTTAAATCCTTGAGTTTTTATACTGTCGTGTAAACCTGCGCCATGTGCATTACTGTCTGCACTACTTCTACTTTGTCGCAATTTTTTACGCAAGGTAGCATTATCACGGCTCTTTAAGTCTGGTGATTTCTCTTCACCAAAAGTAACGCCAACACGGGTATTAGAGTCATTTAAACTAACGTGCTTAACAATCTCCCCAGCAGTCATAAACATAGGGCGATTGCCTTCTGCTAATTCTTTTCCAAGGTTATCTTTCTTTGCCATTACTCTTCTTCTTCTCTTGGTTCAGATGTTTTGCGCTTCTTCACGTTGTAACCTAACTTCGGGCCCTGCATAAGATCTTTGATTCCTTCGGCATTAGACATCTGTGTCTTATTTAAGTTGCTATTAACCCACGCCGCTATATGTTCAGCACCGCCCTCTTCATCAACGTCTTTAACTTTAAACCGCTCCTGGACGGACTTTTTTCCATAACCAGTCTGAGAGTAACCTTTAAACTTTGCTTTCTTCTTCATAGGTACTTCTTTCCGTAGTTTTTTCCAAAAGTCTTTTTTAACTCTGCAGGCGCAAAGTGTTTGTGAGCAATTACGCCCGCCACCCTATTTTCGTCTTTGTCGTGTTCTTCTTTATGCGTCTTCTCATCAATTGGTGTGCGAGACCATCCGCCCTTTGGTGTTATGCCGTGCTCTTTACGCAGATGCTCACCAACTGCTAAGTCAAACTTAACGGGTGTCCACTTGAATTGTTTAGGACTTAGATTCTCTTCAGCGCTCATTAAAACTTCCCTCTGAATTTAATTGGACCTTCATAATCATGTGTTACTGGTAATAATTGTTTAAGATCAATCTTTTCCATTGCAGCAATACGGTGATGTCCTTCTCCAATGTAACCCTCTGGATAGTTGTGAGAGTACCCAATCTCTACAGGATCTTGAACACCTTCTTTTTTAAATGTTTCATAACGACTCTTTGGTCTACCAAAACGTTGACGAGACTCTTTAAGTTTCTTGGTCCACAATGCAGGTTCAGAAGATACACCGTGATCTTCCATCTCATCAACGTGCACTGCATATCTTTGCTTTATCTCTGGTGCAGTCATGTACATGGATAATTGCTCATGAGAAAGATTGTCTTGGGCGCTCACTTAGTCACCTTGCGTTTTGATGCCAACTGATCAAAGTCTTTTATTTTTGTGCCGCCCCCATATGTCCAGGCATAACCTTGATCTATTAACTGTTGGTTAAGTGACACAGTATTACCGTCTAGGAATATCCATCCTAAGATTCTTCCGTACTTCTCAGAAGAGTCTGGCTTCTCTGTCTTAATGACAATCTCTTTTGCCGCCGCTATTTCTTTTTTAATTTTTTCTTTGACCTCGACGCCCAGGGTTTTTTCCTTCAGATCGGTTGTACGACTCTCAGGGGTATCAATACCCGCTAGGCGCACACGGGAAGAGAATGAGATATCAAAGCCCAGATCAATGTCGACGTCAATAGTATCCCCATCAACGATCTTGTTAACCTTTTTTACATGATACTCGTACATTAGGCTTTCATTTCTCTAGGTTGTTTATAGTTTATAGATCTAGTTTTTAATTTGTTACCTGTATTTCTAACTCTTGTTACTCCAGTTACTAATACCTTGCTTCCAGGACGAACTGGTACCTCTGCTTCTCGTTCTACTCTAGTCGAATCAAATTCAAGGTCTTTTTGAGATAGGGCGCCTAATACACCTGCTTCTTTTAAGAATTTCTTATCGCCACGTTTATTCCAAGTTGTTGCGCCAACAGCAGGTCTGGCATGAATTATGGTTCCCTTTTCACCTGGATGCACAGCATTGTCAAACCCTGGATCACCGACAAACATAGCGGCACCTTTTTGACGTTTGAAACTACTATCAAGAGTATCTAACCCATGTTCTTCACTCCAGTGCATTCCTAGAGGTTGTTGTAGTTTTCCACCGTATGAAACTCCACGATGAATAGTCATAAGATCAAAAAATTGTTTACCTAAGTGATCTGATGCAGCCATTATTTTTTAACCTTTGGTCGGTATGGCTCAATACGTGACTTGATCGATCCGTCTTTCCTCATGATGACTATCCAGCCATCTTTAATCTGCATCTTGTTGAATGGTTCATTACGTGAATATTTGGCGCTCATTTATGTTCTCCAGTAATCATAAACCCGTGAGGGGAGGAGTAGAAACGTTCACCCTCTATGTTCCCAGATTCTTCTTTAACTTCATTGCTAACTGGTTCTACTTTGTAGACCTTAACAGGATTTTTCTCAGCGCCCTTTGGCATTTTAGTTTCGCCAAAGAATCTTGCCTGCCCTGGATCACTAGTTGCCCATGCACGAGCCATGCGGCCTTCACCTTCAGTGACAGCAGGAAATATAAAACCACTGCTTACATCTGCTCTAGTCCCATGGTACATGGGGCCAAATTGCTCTTGGGAGAGATTATTTTGGGCGCTCACGCTTTCTTCCTATCTTTTAAAACCTTTTTAAGAACCTCTTGATTAGGGCCACGAAATTCAAATTTAGTTTTGTCTCTACCCATTGGTTCACCAAAAAATCCTCTATTAGAAGAAAGACCACCTTCTGATTTTTCAAATGGAAGTTTTGGATTATTTTTTTCATCAAAATGCATAATACGATTTAATTTTTGATCACTTGTGTTATCAAGGACACGTTGTTTACTTAATGAGTAAGGGACTTCATTTCCCTTTTTTAATGAGCCTGAGTTATAAAGTTTTAAAGTATACGGATGAACTTCGCCTTCTTTACCTTCAGAGATGGCTTTAGAGACAAAGTCGTGTTGAGACTTTAATCGAGAGGTGTCGTGTACAACTAGGGATAGGTTTCCACGATCTTCATAACTATTGTTGTAATAAACATTTCTCTTTTGTTTTTCAATACTTCCGCCACGATTATTTGCCGCAGCGTCACTGACTATCCTATTAAGTTTTTCACCAGGGTCATGATGGAAGACGTGCATAGTTGCAGGTTGAGTATGTGGTTCAACTATCTTGCCGTTTGTAAGTGACGTCATTGATTTGTTACCAGTTACTAAGTGGCGCTGTGATGCAGCAATATCTGTACCTAGGTGTATACCAGGGTCAAACCGTGAGACTGCATCTAAGACCTTCTCTGTTGGAAGGTGGGTAGTATGGAAAACCGCAAAAGGATGAGAGGCAAACTCCTCTGGTGACATTTGGTGTGGTTGTTTAATTTTTGAACCCTCGACGTTACCCAGCGAAAGTTTTAGTTGAGAGAACTGCTTTTGGGAGAGATTTTTCAATCTTTTATCTCTTCCATAGTATTTGGATCATGTTTGCTTAATACAACTGCTTCACGGAAATGATAAGAGATTCCAGGAATGCGGTGGCGACGAATAGCCTCTTCATCATGGC